CAAATAAAAATTGCGATGCTCTTTGTACGGCTTTATGTACTATCCTACCAAAATACGAAATTAACACGCCAAATAGAATTGCAGCTTTCCTAGCTCAATGCGGTCATGAATCAGGTGGATTTACAGTTCTACAAGAAAACTTAAATTATTCAGCTGAGGGATTAAGAAAAATCTTTCCTTCTAGATTTGCAACAGTGGCTGCTGCTCAACCATATCATAGACAACCGGAAAAAATTGCCAATAAAATTTATTGCGATAGAATGGGTAATGGTCCAGAATCTTCAGGCGAAGGATACAAATTTCGTGGTCGTGGCGCGATTCAATTAACAGGCAAAGAAAATTATAGTAATTTTGCAAAATCAATTGGTAAATCTCTTGATGAAACAGTTGCATATTGCGAAACATTAGAGGGAGCTATCTGTTCAGCGGCATGGTTCTGGACAACTCGTAAACTTAATGTATTCGCCGATTGTGGTGACATTCTTTCTATGACTAAAAAAATAAATGGCGGGACTATTGGAATCGAAGACCGCAAGAAACACTACGAACATGCATTGTATGAAATTAAAACGAGTTAATTATGGACGTTCAAATACCAGCAAATTTTGATTATTTTGGTTTAATAGAAGAGGTTGGATTTCCAATTACTCTTGCTATGGTTTGTGGTTGGTTTATTATGCAAGCTATGGAATTGGTATTAGGTAGCGTTGTTAAATCAATTAAAAAATTAACAGGTTTAATTCGTTCAATGGATGGAAGAGTTCGTCAAATGAATACTGATGTATTAGAATTGGATGGATTAGTTTCTGGTTCGTTAATGGTTGACCCATTACCTGAAAATAGTTATTATACAATTAATCAGGAGGATAAATGAATCCGGAATATGTAAAATTTTTTACAGATGTATTGGCTCCGACATTAGCAAGTTGTGTTGCAGGAAGTTTTATTTTTACTGCATTAAAATTTGTATTAAAAGATGTTATTGCAGCAGTTCATATTTTAGCGATTAGCGTTAAAGCATTAGAAAATAGGGTTAGATCTAGTTCACACGAATTAATTAAAATAGATGTAACAATTTCTTCAGTTTTAGGTTTACGTCCAGATTTAGAACGTATTTCCAGAGCTGATGGAAAAAATGACGCAAGAAAAGATTAAAAGGAAAAAATTATGGGTGAAATAGGAGATTTAATATCTAAATACGGATTTCCAATTGTAGCAGCAGGTTACATGTTAAAGATGGTAAAATATGTTTGGTCATATACCATCGATGAAATTAATCCAGTATTAGGGGAAGCAAGTAAAGAGTTGATTGCTCTTATCGATCGTATTAGATTATTAGATAATGATTTATTACGTTTAACTGCTAAATTAAACACAGTTCTTCAAATGCGAGAACAGCAACAAGATCCAGTAGCAAAAAGAAATAATAGACAGAGATAATATATGAAAAAATATTTACAATTATTTTTCATTATGTGTTTTTCAGTAGGAGTTAATGCAACACCATTGACGTTTGAATTTAAAGATCCATCATTTTCAGGAAATGGTTGGTCGGCTCAGGTTATAACTTTAGAACAAATTGAAGCGCAACGTAAACAAAAAATTAAAGACGATCAATTGGCAGCAATTGCTAAAGCCGAAGTTGCTGCAAATAATAGCAATTTATCTAAATTTTTAGTTAATGTTGAATCTAGAATTTATGCTCAATTATCAAAACAATTAACTGATCAACTGTTTTCTGATACAGGAGCAACATCAGGGACAATGGATTTTCAAGGAACATCAATTAATTGGATTAAAACAGCTAATGATGTTACATTAACAATTATGGAAACAAACGGTAATACAACAGATATTACTGTGCCAATAGGACAATTCGGATTCTAATATGAAATATATTATTTTATCATTATTTTTATTACTTTCTGGTTGTTCACAACTTGCTCTAGAATTAGCAGCAGAAGAACCAGTTTCTGTTAAACCAAGAGCAAATCTATCAGAAAAACTTCCTTTTCTTGAAGGGGATTCAATTCCTATTTCTGTGTACGAATTTACCGATAAAACTGGGCAACGTAAACCGTCTGATAAATTAGCTCAATTATCAACAGCTGTTCCACAAGGCGCAGAATCTTTTGTCATTAAAGCTCTACAAGATTCAAAAAATTGGTTTAAAGTTGTTGAACGCGTCGGTTTAGATAGTTTAGTTAAAGAACGTCAATTAATTAGAAATCAAAGAGAAGTTTACGAAAAAACTGAAGCAAAACCATTAACTCCATTGATGGTTAGCGGATTAATAGTAACAGGAAGTATATCTGGTTACGATTCTGACATAAGATCTGGCGGTATTGGTTTACGATTATTTAAATTAGGTTTTACTGATGAATATCGTGTAGATAAAATTACTATTTCAATGAGAGTTATCTCAGTTGCAACTGGAGAAGTTTTGTTATCGGTAATAACAACAAAAACAATTTATAGTTTTGCGTCAGGTGGCGGAGCTATGATGTTTATTGGAACTGGTAATGTAACTGCTCTTGAAGCGGAAGTTGGTGATGCTGTTAATGAACCAATCACCGAAGGAGTTAGAGTAGCTATTGAAGATAGTGTTTATTCCATGATACTTGAAGGTGAAAAGAAAGGTCTCTGGAAATTTAAAAAAGAAATGCAACCATTCCGCATATAAAGGAAAAATAAATGAAAAAAATACAAATATATTTAATTATGTTTGTTATGCTTTTTGCTAAATCTGTGTTAGCTAGTGACGTTTTTATTGAACAAATTGGAAGTTCTTCTGAAATTAAAGTAACTCAGCAAGGAACTTCAAATAGAATAGGTAGTTCTTTAACTCCTTCGTTTTTTGGTGGAGATAGTAATAAATTTACAATTGAACAAGTTGGCGCTGTTAATGAATTGGATTTATTAATTAATGGTAACAATACAAATGTAACATTAGAAACATATGGTGCTGGTAATATCGAAAGTATTATTTGCGGAAGTAAAACTACACCAAATTCGTGCGATAGTTCTACAATTGATTATACAATATCAGGTAATAATAATAAAATTACTACAAATTTAGGAGCTGCTGATAAATCTGCTACAAGTAAAATGAATATTTCTGGTAATAATAATATTGTTACCCATACAGGAACACATACAAGCACTCTTGGTAGTAAAATATCGGCAGATTTAACTCTTATCGGAAATTCAAATAAAATTGATATGACTCAATCAGGAAGTTTGGATGAAAACATTAAAGTCACCAGCACAGGCAACAACAATAACATTAGCATTACTCAGTCTTCTGTTATTACTTTACTCGCCCCGTAGTTTTGGAGCAATTGGTAAAGTTTCTGAACAAACTGGAGTAGCTGAAATACAGCGAAATAAACAATCGCTACCAAGTGCTGTTAATACAGAAATTGAATCTATGGATGTCGTGGTTACTGCAAAAGGTAAACTCGACATTACTTTTAATGATAATACCAAAGTTTCCGTTGGCGAACAAAGTAAACTTGTAATTGACGATTTTGTTTATGACGCTAAAAAATCCACAGGAAAACTTGGATTAAAAATTGCATTAGGAACTGTTCGTTATGCCTCTGGGCAAATAGCAAAACATAATCCACAAAATGTTGGAATACAAACTCCAACGGCTACCGTTGCTGTTCGTGGTACAGATTTTTCTACAACAGTAGATGAATTAGGTCAAAGTACATTTATTCTGTTACCAAGTTGCGATTTATCTGGTTGCGTAACAGGAGCTATTGAAGTTTCTACAGATGCAGGTTTTGTTTTATTAAACCAAGCATTTCAATCAACTACTGTTTCTGATAAAACAAATTCTCCATCAAAACCAACTATAATTAATATTGATCCATTAAATATTAACAATAGCTTAATTGTATCTTCTCCAGTAAAAGCCGCTGACACAACAGTAACAGTTCAACAAATAAAAACTGGATTAGATGTTAATTTTCTTGATCAAGATTTTTTAACGTACAAACAATTAAGTATCAATTTATTAGATGTAAAAACTGATTTAGATAAAAATAAATTAGATGAAAAATTATTAACAAATGCATTAGACGAACCGATTGATGATATTAGTGATATGCTACCTGGATATGATGAAAAAACAAATTTAAAATATAATACAAATGGAAAAGCATTAGTTCTTGATAAAGAAGCAACCAAAAATAAATTTCAATTAAAAGTAGATAAAAATGCAGATGCAACTTTAAAATTAAATCAAGAAGGAACTGTTTTAACTCAAAATATTAACATGGGCACAACAACGAAAATAGATATTACACAAAAATAATATATGGATAAAAAATACCAAAGCATTTTTATTAGCGATATACATTTAGGAACAAAAGATTCTAAAGCAATTGAATTAATTGATTTTTTAAAAAATAATACTTGCAATAAATTGTATCTTGTTGGAGATATAATTGATGGATGGAAAATACAACAAAATAAACTTAAATGGAAACCTAGTCATACAAAATTAATTCATAAATTTTTATCTTTATCGAGGAAAGGAACTGAGGTAATATACATAACAGGGAATCATGATGAATTTATTAGACCAATGGTTAATCTTAACGTCACCTTTGGTAAAATTTCAATTCATAATCAATATGAACATAATGGAATTGATGGTAAACGCTATTTGGTAACTCATGGAGATTTATTTGATGGAATTACTAGGCTTGCTCCATGGTTAAGTTTTCTTGGAGATAAAGGCTATGATTTAATTTTATCATTAAATAATAAATTTAATTGGGTAAGACATAAATTGGGATTTGGTTATTGGAGCCTAAGTAAATATTTAAAACATAAAGTTAAAAAAGCTGTCGATTTTATGTTCCAGTTCGAAATAAATTTAACAGACTATTGCAAAAAACGTGGATATGACGGCGTTATCTGCGGACACATTCATCACGCGGAAATAAAAGAAATTAATGGTGTAACATATATGAATGATGGAGATTGGGTAGAATCATTAACGGCTTTAGTCGAACATCATGATGGTAGATGGGAAATTATAACATATAGTAAGGAGGAATAATGTATATTTTAGTGGCATTACAAGCAGTAGCAGCATTAGGAACTAGTCTTTTTTGGCAACCAATTGGCGATTTTAGTTCGTATGAATCTTGTAAAGTAGCAATGGAACAATTACATAAATCAAAAGAGCATAGAGAAGGTGAAATGTATGTTTGCCTAAAAAAATAATATGAAAAAAACTATCTTAATAATAACAGACAATTTACCGAACCAAATTAATGGTGTGGTAACTACATTTAACAATTTAAAACGTGTTGGTGAACAAGAGGAGTTTACTTTTGAATTTATAACTCCTCTGGATTTTAAACATATTAACATGCCAAAATATCCAGAAGTTAAATTAAGTTTTCCTTTTGGATTAACTAAGAAAATTAAAAAAATAAATCCAGATTTTATTCATATAGCAACAGAAGGTACTATTGGAATTGCAGCTAAATTGGCGTGTAAGAAAAATAAATGGAAATATAACACGAGTTATCACACGAATTTCCCAGAATTCGTTAAAAAAATTTACGGAATACCAGAAAAAATTACATACAAATTTTTACGTTGGTTTCATAATCGTTCATATAAAGTTTTAACAACAACCAATACTATGGTTCAAGAATTAAAATCTAATGGATTTAAATGTGATGTTATTTCATGGACTAGAGGTATTAATAGAGAAGAATTAACTCCAACTAAACCAAAAGAAAATAGAGAACAAATTATATTGTTATCTGTTGGTAGAGTTTCTAAAGAAAAGAATTTAGATGTATTATGTCAACTATCAACTAATCCGCAATATTACATTCAAATTGTCGGAGATGGTCCATATAGAAAAAAACTTGAAAAAAAATACCCATTGGTAGAATTTGTTGGTTATAAATCTGGATCAGAATTAGCCGATTATTATGTTAATGCTGATGTATTTTGCTTTCCAAGTAAAACCGATACATTTGGAATTGTAATGATTGAAGCAATGTCATTGGGATGCCCTGTAGCTGGATATCCAGTTGCTGGTCCAATTGATGTTATTGAATCTGATGTTAATGGTTACATGGATGAAAATTTTGAAAACGCTATATTAAAATGTTTATCTCTTGATAGACATAAAGTTTATGTTAGCTCATTCAAATGGACTTGGGAAAATTGCTGGAAAATATTTAAAGAAAATCTTGTTCATAAATAATGTTTTAATATAACTTGAGGTAATAATGAAAAAAATTGTTTTAGCTTTATGTCTACTATTTTCTACAGCTGTTCTTGCAAATCCAATCGATGACAAATGTTCACATTTTGCAACTTGGGGTGCTCCGCAAATTAAAACTGAAGGCGATAATCAATATATCTGCAAAACCGGATATGCTGTTAATTTAAATTATAAAACCAAAGTCCCGTATTTTGTTATTGAACATATTACAGCTGATCACCTAAAAAAAGCAGTTGGTAGAAAAGATGATTTTCGTGAAGATGCAGAAGTTCCTGCTGAATACCGCGTAACATTAAAAGATTATGTTGGTTCTAACTTAGATCGTGGACACATGGCACCCGCAGCAGATTTCGTTTATGATGCTAAAGTAATGAGCGAATCATTTTTCCTTGATAACATGATGCCTCAAAGTCAACCATTAAATCGCGGAGCATGGAAATTACTTGAAGAAAAAACCCGCGACCTAGTTGCTCATGGCGATGTTTATGCTATTACCGGAACAATTTATGAGGGCGAATACAAAACTATTGGAAATAAAGTTGGAGTTCCCACTCATATTTACAAAGTAATTATTCAACCAAGCAAAGAAAGAATGATTGCATTTTTATTCCCTAATGAAAAAGTCGACCCAAAACAATTGGCAAAATATATTGTTCCTGTTGCTGATTTAGAAGTTAAAGCTGGTGTTGATTTTTCTCCGGCAATTCCAGAAAATTTAAAAGCATTAGAAGCAGTGGCAGCGAAATATGAAGATTGGTTCTAAATTAAAAGCATTATTAAGTCCTTATTGGGCATTGGTAACTCTACTGCTAGTTTTAGCAGTTAGGGTTGCCGATCCATCATTTGTTGAATCGATTCGTCTTCGCTATTTCGATACATTAATTACATCTAAAGCTCCAACAGAAAATAATGTTTATACAGTTAACATTGACGAAGCTGCATTAGATAAGTATGGTCAATGGCCATTTAAACGCGATTTTTATGCAGATACAATTGAAACATTATATTTACATAATGCAGGATTAGTTGTATTTAATGTTTTAATGAGCGAAACTGACCGTTTAGGCGGAGATGATAAATTAGAACAAACTTTAAAAGTATTACCTGTTATTTTACCCAGTGTTCCTGCTGGTAAAACTAAAAATACTCCAAAGAATCCTGGATCGGTAATTTTAAATCCAGAATATCAAGATAAAATAGTTAGCTATCCTGGAATTATTTCCAATATTTCTGCATTAGAAAATAGTTCTGCTGGTGTTGGAACTGTTAATACGCTACCGGAAATTGATGGAGTTAATCGCAGAGTTCCATTACTAACATCAGTTAACAATGTATTGTATCCAGCATTAAGTCTAGAAACGTTAAGAGTTCTTGCACAGGATACAACATTTCAAGTAAAATTAAATGAATTGGGTGTAGAAAAACTGCGCATTCCACAATTTGGTCCAGTTACAACAGATAGTCTAGGTAGAATCTGGATTGATTGGAGTCAAAAAAATCAAGCAGTAAGCATTACTGATATTCCTGCTGATTTTGGTGGAGCTGTGGTTATTGTTGGAACAACTGCTGCTGGTATTGTAAATCCATTATCAACACCAATTGGAGCAGTTTATCCGCAAGATGTTCAGGCGGCTGTTATTTCTACTATGATTAATGGCGTAGTTATAGAACGTCCTGATTGGACAGATATGGCTGAAACATTAGCTATATTCCTAGGAGGGATCTTAGTTGTCGTTGGATCGCGCTGGACGTATGCATTTATCCCAGTAATACTAACGTTAGGTGCAAGTCATTTCGCAGCTGCATGGGTCTTTCAGAGCTATAATATGCTCATTGACATTACAGCGTTTGTAGTTGGAATTGCATTAGTTTACGGGCATGCATATACCGTTAAATTTCTTTCTGAATATTTACAAAAAGAGCAAATTAAAAAACAATTTGGCGGATACGTTTCCCCTGTAATGGTTGAAAGATTACAAAAAAATCCAGATTTAATTAAATTAGGCGGAGAAAGAAAATTAATCTCCTCTGTTATGACGGATCTTCGCGGATTTACTACTTTAGGCGAATCATATGGTGATGATGTTGAGGGTTTAACTCAAATCATGAACGATTATATGACTGCTATTTCTGAACCTGTATTAAAAAATGATGGATGTATTATTAAATTTATTGGCGATGCAAGTTTACACATTCATGGTGCTCCATTAGATGATGAAAATCATGCGAAAGTTGCTGTTCAAACTGGATTAGAAATGGTTGAGGCTGTTACTCAATTTAATAAACAGTTAATTTCTCTGGGTAAACCTCCAGTTGGTATGGGTGTTGGTGTAAATTCTGGACCAATTTTAGTAGGTAACATTGGATCGAAATATAGATTCGGTTATGATGTACTAGGAGATACTGTATCATTAACTTCTAGATTAGAAGGGCAAACAAAAGGATATGGCGTGTTACTAATCCTTGGGGAAACAACAGCTGAATTAGTTAAAGATGATTTTAAATTAGCAGAATTGGATTGCATTGCAGTTAAGGGTAAACATATTGGTGTAAAAATGTTTACAGTAGCCGAAACTTTACCTGCGCATCAACAATATTTGAATGCATATTATGCAGGAGATTGGGGATCTGCTAGAGTTATATGTAAACATTTAGCTGAACAACCTGGACCTCTACAACATTATTATAAATTAATGCTAGAAAGAATCTCAGGCGAATGTCCAGCTAACTGGGATGGTGTATTCCACGCCCTCTCCAAGTAATTAACAACCTGTATAAACGTTGTTAAACTCGATAATAGAATCTGAAATTTCTTGATATGTTTGATAGAAAATATCCGGTTTACAGGCATAAAATTCACCCTGTACACCTCGAATAATATAGTCACCTTCGGTAGCTATATGTTTGACCTGATAGGAATCCTGGCCATCCTCTAGGGTTCCAATCTGCAACCATCCTTTGGCATCAGGATGCCTATCCTTTCCAGAGGCTATGAATTCGCTTCCAAGCCAATCTTTTAGTTCCTGAATACACTTATTGTTATATTCAAATTTAATCGCCTCAATGGTCACTGGGCGTTTCATATATTGTTTAATCATCTTCGAACACCGCTACGACTTCATCTTCTGAAACAACCCATAACTCTCCAGAAACATTTTTTGCTTTATTCCAATTCAAAAGAATAATGTCGCCTAATTTAAGTAATGTAACATCATGACCTAAGTTCATGACTTTTCCTTTTGTATTATCTTCAGAGTTAACGCCATAAATTAAACCCTGATATTCCGCTTTTTGTTTTAAAACAAGAACGTTTTTCCCCAATACTTGCATAATATTTTCCTATAGTTAATAAAAGGGGATGTTTCCATCCCCAAGCCGTTCTGTTTCCAAGTGGCTTAATCTCAGGCTAATCTCACGCTGCTAGAGCGTAATCTCCATAGTTTGCATCATTTGCTGCATTTACTTTGATTTATGCTGATTACGTCAGTCATCTCTCGTGTTGCCTTCTCTACTATCTCACCTGATCGAAACCATGACAGCCCCATCAAAAACATACTATTTGAGTCTTTAAACTCGATCACCATTCAGTAGATTACCGCGAATAGTCTACCTTCTGAGTCTAATATGTTTATGGTGGAGCTGGAGGGATTCGAACCCTCGTCTCAGATGCCTTCATTTTGAAGGAGTTACAACAATTCAGTTACTTTCCTGAGAAAGTTTACACAGTTTGCGCTTTAATAATAAAAGTTCAATAGTATTATCAAGCGTTTTTCTATAATTTAATATTTCTACTTTTTTCTTTAGTGAAAGATTATTAAAGTTTCTTCTTGTTACTGGCCAAATCTCACCATTCATCTAGGTTTTCCTAGATTTAGCAGTACAACCAAAAAGAAAACAATTAATGCTAATTCAGAAATTTTAATCGCTATAGCTGGAACTGCCATTAATAATAAAAAAAATAATACAACGCCTAATATAAATTTTTCAATAAGTTTCATAATTAACTTGGATATAGTAACATAAGAGCGTCTAATATAACATCGTCTTGAGGGCGATGTTTAACAACCACATTTCGATCCCATGTTCCAGGATAAGTTTCTGGATTAATATCACAATAACCGCGAGTGGATTTAGTAGCAGCCAAATCAACATATGTTCTCATATCTCGATAATTTGAATATTGCATAATTGGCTCATCGCCAGTTGCTTTACATAAACTATCTATAACAACCTGATCCAAACTGCCTCGAGTCCAGATTAACGTAGTTTTTGGGTCGCAATGAGAAGCAATATAATTTCTAATACAAGCAATTGCTTGTTTAGCTGGTAAATCTTTTTCACTTGGATAAAAACTTTGTTTCTTAGCTAAATCACATTGTTTATTCCACCAAGTAATGGTATCTTTTTCGGTAACGCGATTGTATTGTTTAACTTGTTCTTTTACATTAAATTTAACAAACAAGGTATTTGCATATAACGATTCCCATGTATTTTTTTCAGCGGGATTTAAATAAACAATAGCAGCAGATAAAATAACTGAATTAGATTCAGCTCCAAGCGTTTCTACATCATAGACCAACATAATAACTCCAGAAATTAAACACTATTATTTTTTTGTAATCTCGCTAAATCTCCATCCATCATAGAAAGTTTTTTAGTTCGTTGCGTATCTTTAATTAATTCGTTAATTAACAGAGAAGATAATTTAATCAATTCTTTTGTTTGCGGTTCATCTAATTGATTATTGTTAAACCCATTAAGAAGTTTTCCATATTTTGCTAATGGCGTTTTTAATTTTGGGTTTGTATAATTTATTTTCATTTCTTTTTCTATTAATCTAAGGTGATAATATTCCGGAGCATCTTTGATTTTAAGTGGAAATCCATTAGCATTCCATATAATTGGATAACGATAATTTCCAAACAAAACTACTCCTAAGATTTTATCATTAAGAGTATCGCTAATTTCAAATTTATGTCCAGCCGCAACCACTATAGTTTTATTTATAGTATCTGGAGTAATTAAATCGATAATTCTTTTAGAGGTGTTCAATTTTAACTCCGTCGTTATTTAAAATTGTTTTAAATAGATATTTTCTATCTTCTTTTTTAACTAAATTTAATTTAATAGCAATTTGAGTTGCAAACTGCCATTTAATAAAGTAATCCGGTTTAGCAGTAATTAAAATATTAAACTTACCAATTCTAAACGCTACCATGTCGTCATCTGAATATGTTGCATCGGCTCCGCATTTAGAATCAACTGTATGCTCTGCTTCCCACTTTTCAATATTATCGACCAATATCATAATATCGATATCATTATACGGTTCTGTGGGGCAAATATATTTAGAGCCTGTGTACAATACCTCTTTTGCCTCGGCGATTATTTGTTTAATATATTCTGGAAGATCTTCTTGAATCATAATAAATCCTCTAACGAATTCGCTGTAGTTTTATCGTCTCTAATTCCATCATAAATTGGTAAGAATAATGACTTTTTATCAGAACCGCGACTAGAAATAATACAGTTATATTTTACTTGAATGATTTTACCAACATATGATTCTGGATTATCGCGTTCGCCTTGTTTATGTTTAAAACCGCTACCAACATTCACTTCTAATTGACCGCATAAAGTTTGACAAATCAACGATCCAAGCATGCCATCGAATTGAGTTCCAGGAGTTCCTAATGTATAACCAACAACTAATAAATCGGCAGGATCTTCAGCTTTAAGTTTTAATTGATATTTGGAGCGTTTTGCTTCCCAGATACCATTAATTGATTTAAGGATGCAACCTTCTTCGCCGCGATCTAAATTGCGTTGATATTTCTCCATTACTTCTTCACGAGAATTAACAATTTCAGTTTCAACTAATTGTAATTTGTTATCAAAACTTGTTGATAATTCTTGTAAAGTAGCAAGTCGTTGGCTATATGGAATTTTACTAACTTCTTTTAAAAAATCTTCATATGGAATGTAATCCCAAACAACAACATACAAACCTAATTCTTCTTCAGAAGTAATAGTTCCACGAACAGCTTTTGTTACATAACCATTTGATACTTTTCTTTCTGCTACTGTACCATTTTGATGTAACCACATTAATTCACCATCAAGAATAAAACGATCTTTATTTGGTAGCGTTAAATTATCGAAACAAGAAATAGATAAAACGCTACCATTACGAGTTGTTGCTGATACAAATTTACCATCAGCAAATTCAAGGTTGATTCTTGATGAATCCACTTTACACTGTAAGATCGCAGGATATTGGATATTTTTTTCAGTTTTTTCGTTGAATTTACCACATAATAAAACAGGGTATTCTGGAATTAAATCTTTCCAAACTTTGTTAATTAGTTTAGTATTAACGCCACATTTTAAATCGCGTTCAATAACTCGATATAAAACTTCTTGGTCAAATTTCGTTAAATTATTTAATAGGTTACTAACGAATTTAATTGCAGCATTACCTGTTAATTTTCTATTCGCTATATTTTCAACCAATTCATTTAATGCTTTAGTTAAATCGCCTTTATGATATACAGTAGAAAAGTAAGATGATTCTGAACGTTTTTTAATCCAAAATTTAATTCTAGGGTTATATGCTAATTCAAATACTAATCGTTTATCAGTATCATTTTTTGCTGATTCTAGGATAGCAAGTTTATCATTAGTGCTTGCAGTTTCAGCTAATAAGTTTAAAAAGTTTAACATTTATTCATCTCCAATTCAGTAAGTATAGTTTATTATACTCTATGCAAGTTTCAATATCAAACACTTTGTTAATTTTTCTACAGCTAAATTTTTAGCTTTTGATTCGCACATAATATCTGCCCACGATAGGTGCGTTAACGCCCAATCATTAACAGCTGTATTCCAATAGAAATCCGAATGAGCGCGTAATTTTGATTTGCTATAACCTTCAGAAATTAACGCAGATAGATCTGGCTTAGTTTTAGTGCAATGTTTGGATAAAATAGATTCCTGACTTTGAGAATAATGAATAACAGGTCTAACACCGCGCCAGCTGTCGATAACACGCTGTATTCTGGAATCGTCAGATGAAATATATTCGCCACTGTTAATGTAATGATGATGAATATCTAGTACAATAGGACATAAATCTGCAATCTGTAAACAGTAATCTAACGAACCGGAAAACTCATCGTTTTCGATAGTAATACAACGCTGCGCAACAACGCTAAGTCTAGCGTAAACATCGCGAAAAACATCTGGACCACCTTTACCGCTTAAATGAACGTTTAACTTGATATCCTGAAATTGTTTACCATAACCCATAAATCTAGCCATGTCTGCGTGATACTCAAACTCAGCAATACTATTTTTAACAACATCTGCGCGATGACTGGCTAACACGCAAAACTGACCAGGATGGAATGATAATCTAACGTCGTGCTGTTTAGCTAAGTCTCCAATTCTAGAAAACTTTTGCTGTAATAATTTTTTAATAGAATCTGATTGATAAAAGTATGACCAATTTTCGTGTGTATAAACCGGAAGTATATCTGATGATAATCTAACCATACGAAACATAGGCTGTAATTTAGAAACATACTCAACTAAATTGTATGCAGCATCCAGGTTAGCAGCAACTAAATCGCGTAATTTATTTTCGGCAACAGCAACAGTTTGACGAGAAAGCCACGCAACTGTAGTTGTACCTGTATTGTAACGTTTATCTGGATCTTTAGCAGACAAACCATTAACTTGTGACGGGTTACTAATTTTTTTACAAGCAAAACCTATACGCATAATATAAACTCCAATAAAAAAGGGCATACAGTTATTATACCGTATGCCCTTTCTAATGTCAAGCACTTTTATTTAACGAATTCTCTTAACTGTACTGCAGTTAATAATCCGACTTTTCTATTAATTTCTTCGCCATTTTCCACAACAATTAATGTAGGAACTCCACGAACTTTGTATTTAGCCGCTAATTCATAATCTTCATCAATGTCAATCTCTACGAGAGGAATCGCTGGTGGATTATTTTCAATAATTGATGTTAACACTTTACAAGGTGAGCACCAAGACGCACTAAATTTTATCAATACTTTACCGCTTTCTGGAATATTACTCATATCACTTTTAGTTAATTAAAATTGCATTAGTTGGTAAATCGCTTCCGTCATCTTCGATATCTTTTTCAGTAACAAAATCTCCGCGCAAATCATAATAATTTCCAGGAGTCGGTCCATAATGTACAATTTTATAATCGTTACCTTCGTCATCAATGGAGTAAATAACTTCAGCATCAATTAATTCTGGTCTATCGCGCAACAAATCTTGTAAATTTTCTAAATATTCACTAAATTTCATAATTCCTCTTAATTTACAGTATTTTCAGCCCAAGTACGAACAAACTCCAATCGTTCTTGCTCTGAAGTTTCCAAAAATGATTCTTTAGTGTAATTTTTTTGTATATATTCACACAAAGAATAGTATTCTTCATCAAAGTTTTGTTTATAATTACCGCTAAAAATTAATTCTAACTTTTTAGTACGAGCAATAAATTTTGATGTCAAGTAATATGGAGTTTTAAGTTTTAAAACTGCATCGCTATCTAAATCATAAACAACATAGCCTTCTCGTTTGTAAGTTTTAACTTGTTCTAATATGTCATAAAACGAACCAGTAACAATATCTGGGCGCATTACATCCCATTTTTTAGCAATTCCATTTAATAGTTTTTGATTAACTTGTTTAGAACCTTTAACTTTTTCGCGGCAACCAATTAAATATGCGCCAAAATTTTCTTTAATAATATGTGGATCATTTACATGTACAATTTCAAAACAAAATGTGTAGTCTTTATACAATTTAAGAATCTTTGACATTTTAGCTAATGGCAACATTTCTTTAGCCATTTCAATAAAATCGCTAGACAATGAACCAGTAGTAGAAACTAAAGGTTCATCATTGTACCAAGTAACAGCAGCCATAAAGCCATTAATTTTATCAATAGCCATAATTTTATGATCAAGTGGAATAGTTGTACCATTTTCTTTGTAATTAAAAATTTTAGTAAATGGATATTGTATAATGTTATCATCTTTGTCAGTAACTAAACCACGAGCATCAACTAAATCTGGATGCATGTTCCATAAATTATCATAAAATACTTTGCGTTTGTATTTGTGTACAATTAAACCATTTTGTTCTTTTTTAGCTACAAAATCTTCGTAACGAATATCAGGTGCTAATTTAATTTCAAATCGATCAGTCATTTTTTTAATTGTTTCTGGAGAAACGCCATGGATATTTTGATTGCCGTGGCGATTTTCTACTATTAAACACGTTACTTGATAATCATGTTCTTTGGCCATGTTAAAATATGGTTGCATTTCCCACTCTTGTGTGAACGTATTGTGGACAGCAATGTTATCAATAAATGGAGATTGTAGTGCGCGGTTAACTTCTGCTTGACACCACGCGTGACCAGCTTTAGATTTTTCTGGAGTCCAGTTATAATTACCATCTGCATCTGTGTGAAAATCATCAGCAGAAACCGCAAGGTTAACATTTAATGATTTAATTAGTGTAGATTTACCTGCCCCACAAACCCCCCTAACAAGAAAAAGTCTTTTCATAATATACATTCCACCCATTTAAAGTTTATTAAATTTTTTATCATATTTTGGTAACCATTTTAGCGATCCGTCATTATACATATTTTTTATTTCAATTTGAGATAATCTTTGAATATGATTTTCTGTAATTATTTTAAAATTTTCACCAAAAAGATTTTTAGCGGCATTAAATTTAGATAAATTTAAACCAGAATTTATTAGTTTTTTAGGTTTTATTTCTATATAAATTTTAGAATCTATTAAATAATAGTCAGGGAAATAATTTCTATATTTGTTTTTTATTGAATCAAAATATTTTATTTTATGTTTATCTAATTCACCAGATTCAAATTTTATTCCATTATCCAATAAATATTTTAAATAAGACAATTCTAATATAGATCTAAAATATATATCAAAATACCAACCTGACCAACCATTTCCTGAACCTTGCGGAGAAGGTTTACCAAACATAGGATTTAATTCGCCGGAAGTTGATTTAGAAATTTTGTTTCTATATTCTTGTTTTTTAATATCAACAGTTTCTTTATCGTATTTACTTTCCCAAACTGTAAATGGGTGTTTTTTATTAGCAACAAGTTTTAATAATTCTCTAGATTTTTGTCTATCTTCATCAGTCCAAATTTTTTTTCCTTGTTTTGATTTAGATTCTTCGGTGTGCTTTTTACCGAAGAATGGGTTGTTCTCCCCTTTTTGTTTTTCGTTTAACATTTGTAAAGAACATTTAGCGCAAGGTTTATTTTTAGAAAGAGCGACATTACTCTCATTAGATAATTTTCGCTCTTCTTTACAAATAGGGCATATTATTAAACATCTACAATGTTCGCACAAATTTCTTTGTTTTCTAAAATTTTTAAATTCAATATTACATTTAATACAATTTTTTAGAGTAAATTTTTCCATAAATAATTTCCGATAAAATAAATTATTTAGTAAAATTCGTCTCCTGGAACACCACGAATTAAAAATAACATTTTCATAATATAATTTCTCTTAACAATTATTTGTATCAACACCTAGATAATTTTGATAACGTGTTTCTTTACCATTTTTATTATATTCTTTTCTAACCCAAAATCCTGTAAAATCTTCGTGAAATATGCAATTCCCTAGATCATCATATTTTTTTTTCCACCAAAAGCCTCTATCCATAGCTGCATAAAAAACAACGTTTCCATTTTTATCGTATTCAGTTATTACGTCATTCATTTTAATTCCTTAAAAGTTCTACCTTTAGTAAAGAATCTTAGTGGTTTTTTAAATGTAATCATTTCAGTTGTTCCATTTTTAATGTAACCAATCATTTTAAATTTATCATTTGTTAGAAAATACGTGTGTAAAATATGCTCAGGAAAAGATTTGGTTGTTTCTAATACAGTAATCATAATATCCTCCAATTAATATAACTTATTATACTATATTAAAAAACTAATGTCAAGCATTTTTTATTTAAAATCTGCAGATACAATTAAAGATCTTCGATTATCATATTCAACAACAGCAATCGTTTTATTATTATCAGATAGATAAGTAACGGTATTCATATATCCGAAATATTTACCTTTCCAACCTCTATCTGTTAATTTTTTTTGCAAATCAAAATCAGAAAATTTAGTAGATTTTAACATTACGACTCCATTAAAATGACATAGACGATAACAAGATATGTTAAATAATGTAAATACTGATCACACCCTAATTGAACCCAAAACTTTTTATCTGATACATCTGATAAACCGTAATGCGCTTTAAAATAATCAATAATATAATGAACGTTAATTTCAATGTATACAATTATGAATAAAAGAATTGGATCTACGAATGGAAGTAATACTACGCCTGTCGCAAGACCTTGTTTGATACTATGTTTTGCTCCAGTAAAATTTCCAAATATACCTTTACATTTTACTTCTTCGTATGTTTGATTGATAAAATCTATATAGAAATGTTTAGTAAACAAGAGAAAAAAACATATAAAAATTATATTATATTGATGCATTATAAACTTTCCCAATCAACCCATTTTGTTAATTCAATATTAACTGCTTCGTGCGTAATATTACCATTATTATCATAACTTTCTGGAATATACACTGTAATCCCATTTACTGCTGCACCAAAATCATACATTTCAACAGAAACATCAAGTTCTGCGTTGTACTTTTTTAATAGATTTTTTAAATCTCTTTTAAACGATCGTTCAATAACTTCATTAACTTCCATAAGCCACCAAAAAATAAAAGGTGCCATAAAATAAGGCAACTAAAATAAATTGCAATTTTAAAAAATAAAAGTTGCATCTTCCATGTAATATGTTTTTTCTTTAACGTCATCATTAACGTCGCTAAGATATAACCCAGAATATTTATTACCTGAAATTAACTCTTTAACATTATCTTTTAAAAATTTAGATGCAAATTGTGGATAATCTAATTCTTCTTTTTTGTCAATTTTATACATATATTCAACACAACGTTCAATTCTTGATGCTTCTGATTGAATACTATCGTTGTTAAAAGGTTTATCTAATTTTTTTAATCTACCGAATGCAACTACAGTAAATGCTTGTTCTAATCCATCAACTGATGGTCTTTTAATTTCTGCTGTTTTTTTCATGATATATTCCTAGGCTTTATTGATTTTGTGTTTAAAATGATAGACTGTCAACCAAACTGTTGATGCTATTAAAATACCAGATATGATTGCTATTAAAATCATATAATCACCTTATCGTTTACCAGCTGAAGATAACCGACTTATATTCATACTAGAACTAGGTCTGCTAATAGGAGCTGATGGTTTGTATGAATTGGTAGAATTAAATTTACTTGTATCCATGTAATTTGTTTTGGGGGCAGCGGCTACTGAAGCAGGAGCAACTTGATTAATTGTAACATTTTTAGTAACATTAGTTACAGTTCGCGAACTAGAACCGTAATCGTGATTATAACTAGGAGCTGAATTATTAGAAGAATTTCCTGAGCTACCAATAGCATGACCAATTAATCCACCAACTAACATATTAGTCATAGTATTATCATGTTGTTGCTGTACTACTACTGGTTGTTGTGCAGCAGGTTGTTGAATAACCACCGGAGCTTGCGCTTGAACAGGTTGTTGCGCTTGTTGTTGAATTTGCTGCTGTTGAACTTGTTGATTTTGTAGGATTTGTTGTTGCTGAACAAGAATTTGTTCAGTTTGTTTTTTAGCCTTTTCTTCTTCGCTTTCGCCACAAGCAACAAGACTTAAAATAGCTAATGCTAAAATCATTTTTTTCATTATATAATTCCTCAATAAGTTTAAAGTTACGGTACAGTTATATTATACTAGATTAGACATATTATGTCAAGCACTTTTTAAATATTTATTTTTTGTGCATATGAAATTAAGTGGAGAATTCCCGCTGCAGCGAATAAACCGCAAATAGAAACGATAGCAAAACTAAAAATTAATCCCACGATATAATACACAACATATAACATTGTTTGAGATGATTCTTTCATAAAAATTCCATAAATTTTATGTACAAAAAAAGCCTGCGAACAGGCTTTTCTTAATTATCCCAAAATTAAATTTCAGGGAAAGTTCTATCGTCTACAGCATCAGTTGTAATTGAACCAATAGCAACTAATGTTTCGTATTGAACGCGACCTGAACGACCACCAGTTCCTACAGTTTTCTTAACCCAGCCAGCGTGAGCACCTTGTGATTCTGCTGATGTACCAATACCTAAGATCGCTGTAGCAGTAGCTGCTTCGGCAGTTGTTAATGTTAATTTATGTGCAGCACCAACACCAACACCAGTAATATCAAGTTGAGTACCTAAAGTTGCATTAGATGCACTTGTAGCAAGCGCAATTGTATTAGCTGAAGAATTAATAATATAATATGTATTTCCGCTAGTCAAACCAACAACAGATGTTCCGCCGCCATTAGAATAAACAGCTGCATCACCAGTAACAAATAAATGACCTGGAGCATAAGTAACAGTATTTGCAGTAGCACTTACGTTTGCGCTTGCGAAAGTAATATATGGCGAACCAATAGTAATTGCTGGAGCAGAAGCATAAGCTCCTCCAGTAGTAGTAATTGTTACACCAGAAACAGCTCCATTAGAAATAGTCGCATTAGCAGCAAGAGTACCGCTTGCAACAGAAACAGTTGGAACTTCTTTATATTTTGTTCCAGCAGTTCCAACAGAAATAGATGTTACATTAGCTCCACCGCTTGCGATTTCTGTAGTGTCAACGCCATAAGTGTTCTGCATTGCTGTATAACCAGTTTCACCATTAGTTCCACCATTTCGGTAAACATATTTTGGTTGTTCGTTAATTTTAACGAATGAAATTGGTAAAGTAGTATTAGAAGTTCCACCAAAAACATCTGATAATGTTAAATATGTGTTATTTGCAATAGCTGCAACGCGGTTTTTTGTATACAAATCTGAATGAATACCGATAATATCACCGATTTCCAAATTTGCTGTAAATAATGTTCCA